ACTATCTAATCAAAGCAAGTGCAGACCTAGCAGCTGAGCAAGGTGCATGTCTGTGGAACGATCAAACAAAATACAGCCAAGGCATTACACCCAACCAAACATACAAAAAAGATTTAGACGAACTAGTAAAGCACAAAGAACGTATGGATTGGAAAGGGTTGCGTAAGCAACTAAAAGAAACAGGCATCCGCAACAGCACATTAATGGCTCTTATGCCAAGTGAAACAAGTGCGCAGATTGCAAATGCAACAAATGGTATTGAACCACCAAGAGCATATATCAGTGTCAAGCAAAGCAAGCATGGTGTGCTAAAACAAGTAGTGCCAGAGTTCAAGCGTCTTAAGAACAAGTATGATTTGCTATGGGATCAAGTATCGCCAGAAGGTTATCTAAAGATCATGGCAGTGCTACAAAAGTATATAGACCAAGGCATTAGTGTAAACACCAGCTACAATCCACAGTTCTTTGATGATGAAAAAATTCCTATGAGCACCATGCTACAACACATGTTAATGTTCTATAAATACGGTGGTAAACAACTGTATTACTTCAATACACATGACGGACAAGGTGAACTAGATGTTAACAAACTAGTAGGCGAAGAAACATTACAAGAACTTGAATCAGCACCAGTTGAAGATGAATACTGCGAAACATGCGTAATCTAGTTGACAACTAGTATAAATTATGCTACAACATAAAAAAAGGATACACACATGAGCGTTTTTGATACAACGAACAAGACCGATCACACCAAGGTTCTAGCATTTTTAGATCCATCAGGCGGTCCAACTATTCAAAGATATGACACATTAAAGTATAAGAGCTTTGATGGATTGACTGACAAGCAACTAGGATTCTTTTGGCGTCCTGAAGAAGTAGACATCTACAAAGATGCAAAAGACTTCAAAGGCTTGACTGATCACGAGCAGCATATCTTTACAAGTAATCTTAAACGTCAGATCCTATTGGACAGTGTGCAAGGTAGAGCACCAGTAGAAGCATTTGCTCCTATTGTGAGTTTGCCAGAACTAGAGAACTGGATCCAAACTTGGACATTCTCAGAAACTATTCACTCACGAAGCTACACACATATTATCCGCAATGTTTATAGCAACCCAAGCAAAGTGTTTGACGAGCTAATGGACATTGAAGAGATTGTGGATTGTGCAGGCGATATTTCAAAGTATTATGATGAACTGATTGAAACAAGCATGTATTACAATTTGCTAGGTGCTGGAACACACACAGTAAATGGTAAAAAGGTTGTAGTAGATCTTTATGAGCTCAAGAAAAGTTTGTGGCTCACATTAATGAGTGTGAACATCCTCGAAGGTGTGCGTTTCTATGTTTCGTTTGCATGTAGTTGGGCGTTTGCTGAACTTAAAAAAATGGAAGGCAATGCTAAGATCATCAAACTAATTGCACGTGATGAAAACCTGCACCTTGCAAGCACACAGATGCTGTTGAAGATCCTAAAGAAGGATGATCCAGACTATGCAAAAATTGCAGAAGAAACAGAAGCAGAGTGTATCCAGATGTTTGTTGATGCAGTTGATCAAGAAAAAGCATGGGCAGAATATTTGTTCAAAGATGGTTCAATGATTGGATTGAACACACAGCTATTGAGCGACTACATCGAATTTATTTGCACACGCAGAATGACAAATGTAAATCTAAAGTCACCATACAACATCAAATCAAATCCGTTGCCTTGGACACAAAAATGGATCTCAGGTGCAGATGTTCAAGTGGCACCACAAGAAACAGAAATTACAAGCTATGTATCAGGTGGCACCAAGCAAGATGTGAGTGAAGATACATTCAAAGGATTTAGTTTATGATTGAGATATGGGGCAAAGAAAATTGTGCATTTTGCAGTAGAGCAAAAAGTTTTTGCGAAACTAGAGGTTATGCTTTTGTCTATAAACAACTAGGTGTTGATTTTGAGCGTGAACAAGTTTTTGAAACATTCCCAGATGCAAAAACATTTCCGCAGATCAAGATATATGGTAAAATTATTGGCGGCTATACTGAGTTTATAAAATATGTAGAAGATACAGGTTTTAACGGAACAGGGCATTCTCTATAATGGCTTATATTTTTGACAGAGATAATCAATCAGGAGTCCTATTCTTTTTCCACAAGTGTGGCACAACCATGGTGCATGATAGAATGAAGAACCCAGACTTTAATTTTATTCGTAAGGAAGTAAATCCTATTGGTAATATTAGGCCTTCATATTATGACTATAAAAAAAATTATGAAAGACAAGAGCAGGCCTATCTCCTTGTTAGAAATCCTATTGAACGATTTTACAGCGGGTATTGGCACTACTGGAGACATTGGCAAACTGACTACGACAAAATAAGACACTGGGTTAAAACACGCTTAAATCGTCCTGTGGAAAAATATTCTATGAATGTGCATCTTGACTTATTCAAGTCTTACTCAGTTAGCAAATATAGAGTGGATCAACACCACGATTTTGATTTTTGGGTGCATTGTATGCATGATCTTGCAGACGAATACGTGACAGATATGAAAGTAGTAAAATTAGGAACTGTTCCTGACGATAAGTTTTTGAAAACTTTGTTAACTACAAAAGTTTACAATGCAAAATACAGCTTATCAAATAATTACGATTACCCAAAATTACATATAACAAAATCAGAAATAAAATATATCAACAATAGATATAGAAGAGCAATGAACTTATTTGGATACGGAAATGATTATTGAAACACCATACAAAACCAACGACACAATCACACTTAAAACCACAGGCGGCGACGAAATTGTAGCCCGTTTTGTAGAAGAAAACGACAAACACATTACTGTTCTAAAGCCTCTGGCCCTTATGGCAACACAACAAGGCATGGGTCTTGCACCATATGCATTTACTATTCCACAGGACTCAAAATTGCAGATAAATAAGAGTGCAGTGGTATTTGTTTGCAAAACGGATCCAGAAATGGGTAAGCAATATATGACAAGCACCACAGGAATTCAAATGGCTTAGGAGTAATATTGCCTCAAATTGTGACTGACCAATACAAACATGTTGGACATGCAAGCCCTACTCCTGGACCGTTCCATCAAACAAAATATGTTGCCTCACAAACCAGCGTTTTTGCTGGCTTAGGTAATGTAATTAGAGCTGGAGATGCAACTGCATGTGGAGATCCAGTGGTAGGCACCAGTCCAAATGTATATTGCGAAGGACAACTTGTTCACAGACAAGGCGATGCAACAGGCGGCCATGGTTCATGGGGACCGAACTCAGCTCTAAACGGATTTTTTAGTGTATTGGTAAATGAGTAATGGCAAAACCAAATTATGCAAGTTTGTTAGCACAAATTGCAGCCGAAACAGATACAGCTATCAAAGCAAATCTTATTGCCCAGTGCTATGTTTTTCCTGAAGCATTAACCGAAGAAGAAAAGCAATTATTTGAGTACTGTAATACAGACTATATAGAATCTAACCCTGGCATAGTTGGCAATGCCTTGGCATCATACGTGGGTAAATACTACAACGATCAAGGGGAAGAAACATAATGGCTGTGACAAAGCGCTCAACAAAAGGCTCATCGTTAACCTATACAGAAATGGATAATAACTTTGAAGCTATTGCTCCTAGAACAAGTTCAACTGGATCTATTCAAGTTCCAACAGGTAGCACAGCTGATCGTGATAGTAGTCCGACTTTAGGTAGTCTGCGATTCAACAGTAGTTTGAATGCTTTTGAAGGTTATACAAGTATCGGTTGGGACACACTCGCAGCCGCGATTTCAGGATCAGGTGAAGTAAACCAAAATGCATTTAGTGTGGTTGCAGTAAGCGGACAGAGCAACGTAGCAGCTGATCAAAAAACAGATACTCTTAATTTTGTAGCTGGCAGCAACATGAGTATCACTACCAATGCCACTAACGATAGCATTACCTTTGCAAGCAGTTTTACACAAGATTTTGCTTATAGTTCTTTGACAGGTGTCCCTGCAACATTTGCACCAAGTGCGCATACCCAAGATTTTTCTACAATTACTTCAACGCCAACCACAATAGCAGGCTATG